AAAAAAAATCATATTGTATTTCTGTAAAATTAAATGATATTATTAATGTGGAATTATCAAAAATATGTGGTGGCAAAATAAAAAAGCTTGGTTATATAAATCATCCTATAGTAAAAATGTGGTATAATTATGAAAATGCTTTGAAATTATATTATAATATTTGTTTATCAGTATGGATGTCAAGAGGGTTTAAAAATAATATGGAATATGAGAATATAAACGGTCATGTTGATTTTCCTTTATGGATACATAGTTTGGTATTTACTGATAGCCACAAGAGTAATCTCGTCAGAAAGGATCCAAAATATTATAGACAGTTTTTTCCAGATATAAGAGATGATTTGCCTTATGTTTGGATTATGAGGGGACAAAATGAAAATAAAAATAAATGATAAGATTAAATATTAACAGTATTTCTTACCTAAAAAAGTTTCAAAAATATTGAAAAAATAGGTTTACTTTTCAATGAAGCTGATATATATTGTACTTATTAAGTAACAAAGGTTTTTTTGTATACAATCTTATTTTTAAGGACACAAGTCCAGTATGTTTAAGAGGGCATACTGGACTTTTTTTTATTTATGGAGAATATGGAATTAAATCAATTTTCATTTCCTGCTTTAATTAAAAAGACTGGAGAAGAAACAAATGGAAGAATACCAGTCGAAATTATTCCAAACAAGCCTACAATAGATAGAGTAAATGATAAAATACTTTTAAAAGCTTTTGATGATGATTGTATAAAATCTTTCATTTATGATGGTGTAATAGACTATGATCATATTTCTATTTTAGGAAGTACTCCAGTAGAAAGAGCGACTGCAATAATTGGTGAGCCTCAGAAACTGTTTATAGATTCAGAGAGAGGAGTACCCGTATGTCACGGTTTTCTTTTTAAAGGGAATCCTTATGTAGACAATGCAATAATGCCTGCATTAAGAAATGGAAGTAAAATATTTGGAGCTTCTTTGGGAGGGAAAATATTACAAAAATCTTCTGATGTAGATAAAGCTACGAAGAAAAAAATAAATTCAATTTCTAAGATAAGTCTCAAACATATCGCTATCACTCCGTTGCAGAAAGCTGTTCACCAAGAAACTTCAGTAAGTTTAATAAAGTCATTTAATGGAGATGAGAACTATGAAATACAATTTTCGTCTTATGATGAATTCTTAAAATCATTTTCTGATGTAGAATTTTTAAATAAAGCTTTAGAAGCAGGGAGCGTTACAAATATAGCAAATCTTTCTGGTGGACAAGCTGTTCAAATGCAATCTATTGAAGGGGATAAGAAAAAGAAAAACGTTGATTATAGAAAAATAAGAAATGCAATTCCATTCATTATGGATAGTCTTGTCTCAGGTAATTTAAAAGGAAATTATTCAGATTATCAAAAATATTTTGAAGATAAAGGCTTCAATAAAGAAGAAGCCGAAGAAATTATAAAGCTAATTGCAACAAATAGTGCTTCAATAGCTAAATTAACATTTTAAGAGGAGGTAAATATTATGGGCGATAAGGAAAAAATTGATTCCACAACCGCTCCTCAGGAAGATCAGTCTTCTGAAGAAAAAGATTTAAAAAAGACTCTTGATGAAAATCTTGAAAAGATGGGAGATCTTATTAAATCTAAATCTCATAGCGAGATCAAAGAGCTTTTAAAAAGTGAAAAAATGAGAAAGAAAATCAAGAATTATATGAAAGAATATGACGAAGAAGACGAAGATGAGGAAGAAGAAGAAGAAAGTTCTAAAGTTGAAAAATCTTTAAAAGAAACGATTGCCGATAATGAAGAAGTTATTGATGCTGTTCCTGTTCTTAAATCATTTATTGATGTTCTTTCAACTGCAATCGACGAGATTGGAGGTTTGAAAGAAGAGATTAGTGATTTAAAAAAATCACAGGAAGAAGCAAACGATCTTCAAAAAAGTATTGCTGAAACTTTTGAATCTTCAACTGAATTGATTAAATCAATTTCAGAAGAAGTAGAAGGGATCAGTAATACTCCAAACAGAGTAAAAGGTAAAATAACAAAAGAAGATGTATTAGAAAAATCTGGATTTAATGAAGATTCAATTAATATGCCTTCAAAAAAGGCTGTTAAAGGAATACTCATGAAAGCAGTTCAGGAAGGTTCAGTAGATTCTGCCGAGATTACTAAATATGAGTTATCTGGGTATGATCTGAAATCACTTCAGCCCGATACTCTTAATTTGATTAAAAGTAATATATCAAAACAGGAGGTGAATTAATATGGATTTTCGTGAACAAATGTTTGAAGGCTATGGAGAATCCTCTCTTGCTGAAGTTAATGATTTAGTTAAAGCCCTTCAAGCTCAGGAAGGCGTGACTGATATCGCTGCACTTAATCAAGGTGGAGCTCTCCAGATGCAATCTCTTGAAAGTACGTTAGCAATGCTTACATTTCAGGAAAAGCATTTAAAACTCTTTAAGGATATAGGTATAACAAAAGCTTATAGTACTCTTGAAGAATATTCAGTTCAGGACGGATATGGAACAGAAGGCGGTTTTGTAAGTCAGATGGAAAACCCAGAAGAAGGAGATCCTGATTTTCGAAGAGCTTACGCTGTCATTAAGTATGTGAGAACGCTTTGGAAAGTTTCTGATGTATTACCGTATGTCAAAACAATTTCTAATGCAGAAGTTCTTTCAGTACAGGCAGCTATGATGAGAGCTCTTAGAACAACTGAAAAGAATTTATTCTATGGTGATAGTACGATGGTACCTCAGTCATTTGATGGTATTATTAAGACAATTAAGAATAACGGTTCGACTGATCACGTTATAGATCTTAGAGGTTCAACAATTACAGAAGCAAACATGAGAGATGGAGCAGAAATAATTGCAGCTAATTTTGGTGTTCCAACTGACATGTATAATTCACTTGCTGTACAGACTTCTATAGATCAGTTATTGAGTACAACAGCAAACAATGCTCGTATTAATGTAGAAGCAGTTTCTGCAACAAGCGGGTTGCTTGCTCTTGGACACGCGGTGACACAGATGAGGACAGCTTTTGGGAACTTCAATTTAAAGCCTGATATTTTCTTAAGTGTTGAAGCTCAAGGCGTTCCTAAAATTAAAGATCCATCAACTCCTTCTACTTTAATAGAAGGTGCAACATCAACAAAAGCTCCCGCAACACCTTCAGCTTCAGTAGCAATAAATGCTCCTACAGTTGTGGGTTCATTATGGGCAGCTTCTGGTAGTGGTGGAAGAATTGCAGGCGATTATCAATATAGAGTCTCAGCCATCAATCAATATGGTAAATCAGCAGCTTGTGCAGCAACAACTGTAAAAACAGTTGCAGCTGGTGGAGCTTTGACAATTACTATAACATCTGGTGGCGGACCTTATGCACCTACAGCTTATGAAATTTATGGTGAAACATCTCCCGCGTCAGGTGTTTTTAGATATCTGACAACGGTAACGGCAGCAGCCGCATCATATCAAGATAAGAATGAAGAGATTCCCGGTACTTCACAGTCTGTATTACTTGATAATACAGTTGCTGGAGAACTTAGAACTATGTCTCTTTCACAATTGGCTCCTATTCATAAGGTAGAATATGCAAAGATCGCTCCTTACAGATGGGGTACAGTTAATTTCTATGTTGTACCTAAATGGTATGCACCTTTACGTTATGTATTATTTAAAAACGTAGGTGTAAATCAAGCAATTAGAAATCCTTTACTTGATCTGTAATGGATTAACAATATAAATATCTATGCTGGAGATAAAACTCCAGCATAGGTTTTATATGGAGAATATTATGAGAATATATAATATAAACGACCTTTATATAGCTGCTTTAAATAATCAAGAATATTTAGTAGGATCTTCTTTAGATAAACAAGATAGTAATGCTACTTTTTTTATTCTAGGTATTTACGGAGCTACAGGGTCAAATGCAGCAACCTTAAAAGACAAAGATGGCGGTACAGTTCTAGTAATTGAAAGCGATGTTGATTTTTGGTTTCCAATAAAGTTAGATGGGGGTTTTCAAGCATCAGCAGGTTCTTCTGTTACCGTTGTTTATTGTACAATAAGAAAATAAGGAGGAAAAAATAAAATGTCTAAAAGAACAGCTAGTACATATAATCCTGATTCAACTATAGAAGGCGTATCTCCTCAAGATATTTCTGATGAAGCAGTGGAAAATCGTCATATTGGTGATGATGAAGTAGATGCTGCTAAATTAGGAACTCTTGAAAGTAAAGATGCTCCTTTAATTGCTATAGTTGAGGATGTGACAACTGGAGCTGCTGATATCAAAATTTTTGATGCAGACGCTCCTTTTAAATTTGAGATTGTTGATGTTATTGTACAGCCGCGAGGTGCATCTGCAAATGGTACTATTAAATTAACAGATGGTACTAATGATATTACAAATGCAATGGTTTGCGCTGTTGATAAAACGATGGTTAAACCTGCAACAATTGATAACGACTATTCTGAAATTGCAAAAGATGGGACTTTACAGATAGTTTGCGCTGGTGACGTAATTGCAAGTACAATTGCACTCGTTACTATTCTTGTTATAAAGAAAGACTAAAAAAATATATGTAGCCGGTATGAAAATTATCGGCTACATTTTAAATGAAATTATATTTTTAAAAATATATATAAAGGAGAAAAACTATGAAAGTTAGACATCTGGGTAGCATAGGTGGAAGTCTTGTTGTAGACTTTGATCTGGCGCCAGTTCAAATAGTTTCTGCAATATCTGATATTGTAATCGGTATAGAAGGCTTACAAAAAGAAAAATCAAAAGAATTAAAATTATATATAGAAGCAGTAGGAAACATAAATTTGACATTTGATTCTAATTGGAGATGGGTGTCTTCAGAGCCTTCAAGTCTTGAGGATGGAAAATTAGGATTATTAGAAATAACATCTATAGGAAGTAATAAAACTGATATCATTGCTAAATTTATAACACTTGATACTGTAGAAGGTGGAATCGTTGAAAACCCTTTAGATGGAGATCTTGCAACTGGCGGATATAAGATAAAACAAGATAATAATACATACATTCAAATTGGAGCTGGAAGTGTTTTATTAAAAGATTCTTTTTTAAATGCAGCAATTCCATTATCACAAACAGGAACTGATGCTCTTGTAGGATTTACAGCAACGTCTATTATAAAAGCTTTAAATGAGTTAAAAGCGGGTGGTGGAGCTGTAACATTTGACGAAGTATATGATTCACAGATAGGTGTAGAAAGAGTTATAAATGTAGATGATGAGAATATAAGATATAAGGTAAAAGTTACTGATGATGTAGTTGATAATGCTTTATTTATTGAAGCACATTCCACTGTAGATTATGAAGAAATTTTTGGTACAATATGGGGTGCTTTTCATTACTGGGATGAAGGCGGTGAAGATTTAAAAAAAGGCATATTTCTTTATATGGATGGTGCTCCTGTTCTTAAAATTGGTGATGATACAGATGGTAATATCCAAATAACTCCTTCTGGAATTTCTTATGGGGCAGGTATGGATCAGTGGTTTCAGATAGGAGAAGAATCGTGGTTTGCACAAGAAGTTCAATTTAAAGGTGGTATATCAGGAGAGTTTAGCGCGGGAAGTCCTGCTCTTATAGATGAAGCTGGTGTTACTGCTTTAAATGTCTATGATGGTAAAAGCTCATTGATGGGTGTTATAAATGCGCTCTCATCTGATATGTCCAGTGCTTTGTCAAGCCCTCTTACTGCTGATTTAGAAACTGGTGGATATAAGATACAGTATGATGCTGATAGTTATTTGGATATCAATAATAATAACATCGGTATTAAAACCACTGATGATTTAACTTTGCAGACAGATATAAATGACTGTATTTTTTGGTTTGGAGATCAAGCTGGTGGATTTGAATTTTATACAACAGATGGTTTAAACTTTAAGCTTGGTGCTGATGGAGCTATGTTTTTTGGCACTGCAAATGGTATAATGCAGTTAAGAGATGGATTTTTATCAAGCCCAATAACATTATCACAATCAGGAACAACTGGACTTTCAGGATTTACAGCCACGTCTATTATTGGTGCATTAAATGAATTGAAGGCAGGAGGATTATCAAATCCGTTAACTGCTGATTTAAGTCTTGGTGGATATAAGATAAAAAAAGATAATGATAATTATATGGAGATAGATGTAGATGATAATATTTCTTTTAGATGTGAAGGAAGTCTCTTACCATGGGCCACTGGCAATGTTCAAATAAAAAGCTATAGTGGTAACGTTCAATTTCAAGATCAGTATTTATCCGCAGCTGTTACCATTTCTGAAACAGGAGTAACTGGACTTTCAGGATTTACAGCAACATCTATTATTGGTGCATTAAATGAACTAAAAGCAGCTCTTCCGTAAAAAATATGAAAGTATTGAAAGGAGAAAATTATGAAACTATCAATTAAAGAAAGAATTGTAATAACACAGTTATATCCTAATCAAGGTAATTTAATATCTCAAACATTAGTTAGAGATATTGATAAAAAAATAAGAATTACTCAAGAAGAAATGAAAGAAATTGATTTTAATGTTAGAGAAGATGGAAATAGTTATGTTTGGAATAATGAAAAAGCAAAAGAAAAAGAAATTGAATTTACAAAATCTGAAATTGATTTATTGAAGAAAGAAGTAGAAAAATTAGATAAAGAAAATAAAATAACACAAAGTATGTTAGATCTTTGTTTAAAGATAAAAGAATATTAGAATGTAAGAAAGAATTTTTTGTTTAGTATTTGAAAGTTTAAGGATGAAGCATGAATATAAAACACATTGGAAATATTTCAAATAATTATGTTATAGATTTAAATGATGCAGACGTTCAGATAATTACTGTTTTGAGTGATATATCGATAGGTGTAGATAATCTCGATGCAAATATAGCCAAAAATGTTAAAGTATATTTAGAAGCTGTTGGAGATAGAATAATTAATTTTGATTCAAGCTGGAAATGGCTTACAATAAAACCCGCTATATTATATAATGGAAAATCTTCTTTAATAACAATTACAACAAAAGGGAAGAAAGGAAGCGACGTAATTGTCAAATATGAAGAATTAGATACTCCTGGAGTTTCTGGATATCCTCAAGTAAATACATTTGCTGATCTTCCTGATCCAACATTACATTCAGGAGAGATATATATAGTCCTTCAAGCTACTGGAGTTTTTTTAATAAACAGAAAAAGAAAGGGATTTTATAGAAGCGATGGAGTAGAATGGACAAGACTTGGTGATGTAATTTCTTTATTTAAAGATACGAATTTTGAAATATATGACGATGTAGATAACACTAAAAAAATAAAATTTGAAGTGAGTGGAATAATGTCTGGCAATGAAAGAACTATTACAATGCCAGATAACGATGTGGATCTAGGAGAAATACACGATAGAGTTCATGATATAGATTCTACATTAGATCATAACGGAGTTAGTGGAGCAATAGAAGATGATCTCATAACATTTGATTCCAATGGATTGCCTAAAGACTCTGGCTCAAAAGCATCAGATTTCGCTTCAAGTAGCCACACACACACTCATGCAAGCACAACAGGACAAACAGAAAACGACCATCATAATAGATTACATGATTTAGACGAAACAAATGATCATAATGGAATAACGGGAACAGAAGATAATATAATGACTTTGAATGCTGATGGACTTCCAAAAGATAGCGGGTATGCAATTTCAGAGTTAGATAGTATATTATTTGAAAGAGAAGCGTCTGTTATAATAAAACCGAAAACAGATGGAGATTATATAAAGTTATATCATACAGACAATACACAATATCTTACTATTAGAAGGGAAAGTGGGAGCGCTTCTATAACTGTGGGTGGTAATGATGCTCAAGCTTTATATTTTAATGTATTAAAAGCCATTTTTCAATTAGGCGGGACAACAACACAAGAATATCATGTGATAAGCGACGGTGTTGACGGTACTATAATGAAAATAACAGCTGATCATGTTATTGATATAAATCAAAGTAGATTTAAGAATTATATTAAAGAAGTTTTTTTTACTACAGACTATAATGGTACTAAAGGAGATTTTAAAGTAAAAACTGTAGGATCTAGCGATCAATGCAGAATGACTTTTCAAATTCCCGAAGATTTTAATTCTTTAGTTCATTTATATGCAGTATATATACCTGAAACATCACAAAATTTTAAATCTATAAGAACTTATTCTGATTATGGTGCGATAGGTGAACAATATGATAATCATTCTGAATCAAGTATGTTAATTCCATTGTTAAATTTTGTTGCAGGTCAATTAACTCAATTTAATATAGCTAATAGATTTACAAGCATTGAAGCAGGAGATTATTGTGGGATACAGCTTGCTCATGTAAATATTGGAACAGATTTACATTATTTGGGTATAAGAATGAGATATTTATCAAAGTAGAGGTTTTAAATGGAAATTAATTTTCAAAGAAATTTAGTAGATGATTCATGGGACATAAAAACAATATGTCTTGAAAATTTATTAAGAGATAGTTCTCTTGAGAAGGAGTGCGATATAATACTTAATGGATCTGAAGGCACTCTTAATTTTCATGAAGAAATTTTAACATCTGAAGAACAAATTTTAGTCAATTTATTGATAGAACAAAGTAGAGAAATGGAAGATAATTTTATTTCTATTGGAGAAAAAAATTATAGAAGAAGAGAATATAGCACTTCTAAAAGACTTATAAAAGAGACTTGGTATCATACAAATAATGAAGACGGAACATATAGTAATAAAGTTGAAGAGATAATCTATACATATAATTCAAATAAATTAATGGGTTATACAATAAAAAAATATTGGATGGATGGTACAGTTAGATTAGAAGAAAATTATCAATATTCAACTCTTTCTGGTGATTTTGAAGCTATAGATTTAAAAAGAATATAATGGAGGATATAATAAAATGGCAGAAGAAGAAGGAATAAATTTTCCCAAATTTACAGAAGATGGAAATCAAATAGTTGCTCCAACTTATGAAACTACTCCGAATGATCCTTTATGGAAGGGATTTAGAGGTATAGCACAAGCTGGTGTTGAATCATTTAATGATTTCGAAATAGATACTGAAATAGCGCTACAAGGTGGAATTATAAAACTCATCAATAATAGCGATATTCATGAAGATGATATTTTGGATTTTTATGTAATTGATAAAGATGATGTATTAGGTCTATTTTCTATTTATGGATTGACTGTAGGTGTTGATGTTCTTGAACTAGGTCATTTTGTAAGAAATATATATGTATATGATGAGAAAGAAATTGAATTTGTTAGAAGAGGAAAATTCGATATTTATCAAGGTCTTTTTTTAAGAATAGGCTACAAAAGTAGCGGTCAAAATAATATAAATTTTCATTTTAGAATAGTTGCTGAAGAAAAGATTGATTAAGGAGATATCATGAGTATATATATAAATGGAGAAGAAATAAAAAAATACGGTAAAAAATTAAAAATTAGTACTATATTAAAAGATAAAAAATTGAAAAAAAAATTGCCGTTTAAATGTTTAAACAGAAATCAATTTTTAAAAAAGGCCTTAAAAAATAAGGAGTAAATTAGATGGCAGAATGTAGAAAAGGATATGCATTTAATGATCCCGATTTAGTCTCAAATGGAGGATGGGGTGCTATAATAACACCTGATGAATTAAGATATGTCTATTCGTTCGGTAATGAATTAGTTGCTCCAAATTCTCAAGTAATAACTGATGATACTTTAAAGTGGTATATAGATAATGCTGTAGATGCTTGTGAAAGAGATTTAAATGTTAAATTATTAAAAAGAATATATAAATATAGGCCTGCTTTTGGAGTTGTTCGCGATGATCTTTCTGGAGAAGAAGGTATAGATTACGAATGGGACGAACCTTATGATTTTAATAGAAAAGAGTTTAATGAATATATATTCATTAAATTGAGGCACAGACCTGTTATAAATGTACAAAACGTAAAATTCAATGATGTTGCTAGTAATCAAATTTTAGATATAACAAATTGGGTTAAAATAAATCATGAAAAAGGAAGTTTGCAATTTTTTCCAAATCAGGGTTCTTTAGAATCGTTGCCTATATTTTTAGGACAGACTTTTTTAGCAACAACATTTGGAGCAGGAGTAGAATATTATCCAGATGCTTTTTCTGTAGACTTTACATCAGGATTTGAAACAGTAAGACATTTAAGAAAAAAATGGAAAGAGATGTTTAGTATTATAGGCATGTTAGCAGCAATAAATCTTTTAAATGATTATGGAGATGGTAGAGCAGCGGCGATTGCATCTAGTTCGATTGGGTTAGCAGGAGTTTCAGAAAGTTATAGTACGACTATGTCTGCAACTAACGCGCTTTTTGGTGCACGCATAATTTCATACAGAGAAGAATTAAAAAGATTTTATAAAGCAAATAAAAATAAATACGGAGGAGTTTTATTCACCGCATTATAAGGAGGAAAAATAATGAAACAGTGTGTAAATTGTGGTAAAGTTCATAGTGATAGGGTTGATGTTTGTGATAATTGTGGCAGTGTAGATTTTCAGGCTTATGTTGAAGATAAAAAGGAGCCTAGAAAAGAAAACAAGAAAGATAAAAAGAAGGACGACTAATGGGTAGAAATACAAGCGCATACGCAAATCAAACTTTTGCACGTATAGAAGGTAGACCAGAAGAACATGAAGCTGTTATAAGACGTCATGGTCAATATGCTCGTTTAATACAAGCAAAAAAATGCCCTTGTATTAAAAATGGAAAGCCCAGTTTATTTTGTAATCTATGTAATGGAAAAGGTTATATTTTAAGTTTTCAGGAAGATTATGAGATTATAGATGAAAATAGCCCTCATGGGTGCTCTTCTTTGAATGAAGTGAAGCCATTTTGGAATCCTATATCTAAAGTTATTAAAATACAAAGAGCTGTTAAAGATTTTTGCGGAGGAGATCAAATATTGTATGATGTTTTAAATTTTACTGATGACACTATAACATTAGTTGATAATGGGTCTTTACCAAAAATGTATGAGCCATTAAAAGTAACTTATAGATACAGGATTCCAGAAGAAGTTTTAAATGAAAATTCTATTCATGATGGAACTTTTATAATTCATACTATCGAGACTGAAGTAGAAATAGACGCAGAAAATTCAAATCCGTTTAATATTCATGGAGATATAAGTTCTGTTTCTAGGGTATATAATGTAACTCAGAATTATACATATACAGTTCTATCGTTCAAAAAACAATCAATAATATTAGATGATAATGGAGGTGCCGCGCCTATTCCAGATGTATTGGACGTTTTACAAGTAGATTATGAATACATCAAACCTATAAAAGTAATTGTTGGTAGAGTAAATGTTGTAAATGCTTTGACAAAATGGGGAGAAGATCTTAAACAAGGAGATTTAGAATGTACTTTAGCAGGCGGACATTTTGTAAAAAGAGGGAATATATTAAGTTTATTGACATCTTTTTTGAATGAAAGTACAGTGATTACAAGAGGTGCAGGGACTAAAGATGAAATTCCTCAATTTGATGTTGTTGAATTAGTTGGAAATATATTAGATGAAGATGGCGTAGAATATATAAATGATACAGATTTTATGTTATCAGAATATAATGATTTGATTTGGATATTAAACAAACCAATACAAGGAAAAAAATTTACTGTTGTTTATAGATATCATCCATCTTATATTGTTTATAAAAGAGAGGTTGAATTAATGAATGCTGAAGATAAAAGATTTCCGCAAACAATGTTATTAAGAATGTTCAATAAATTTACATCTAAGGAGTTAGATATACTGTGAAAATATATTTGACACAAGAAGGAACTCCATTAAGTGATCTTATCTCTATACTTGGGTCTAAAAGACTTCCTGGATTAGTACAATCTATAAGAATTGCAACGAATGAAGTGATGAGAGAATGGGTTAAATCTGTGGAGAATTCAAATGCTAAAGATGGTTGGAAAAGAAAATATAAAGAAAGTATTAATATAGATAAACAAACAGATCCAATGGAAGCATCAGTATCTGCTAAAGGGATGTTTGTAAATTTTGTAGAAAAAGGTGTTAAAAGATTTGATATGAAGCCCGGTCTTTTGCATGGTCCGCATGCAAGAAGAAATGAGAAAGGAGAGCCATATAATATAATATTCATGAGAAAGTTTACTCCTGCAGCTCATCAAGTTTCTGCAATGCCTAAAGCTGTGTATGCTGTTGTAAAAAAACTAGATAAAAACGATATAAGAAAAAGATATAGAGTGACGGGTATTCACGGAACAACCCCGTTAATGTCAGGAACTTCTTTACAAAGTAGAGTATATACAAAGCCTGCAGTTTATAAAGGAGCAAGTGGAAAAGATATCTATGGAGGATTAGTAAAGACGGGATCTCCAAGACATACAGTATATGGTACTTTTAGAATTGTAAGTAAAAACTCAACAGGATGGATATATCCGGGTGCTCAAGCAGTACCAATATATCCGAATTTAAAAAGAAGAATGAATAAAAAAGTTAAAGATATATTACAATCAGGTTTAAAATTAGATATAGAAGAAGGATTAAATTTTATAAAGGAAAATACATGATGGAATTAATAATGTTAATTTTTCTTATTATATTACTGATTTTTGGAAAAGAAATTATAGAATTTATTTTTAAAAGGTTTAAATTTTAATTATGAGTAAAATACATTTTACACAATTTATTATTGACGAAGTAAAATATTTTATTGACTTTATAACTGCAAATATCGCAGAATATAAATTAAGTGAGCTTACAAACGGCAACGCGGGTGATATTCCGTCTATTCAAGGAGCACATCCATTAGCTATAGAATATGGAAATGCATTAGCAGCAGATGAAGAGGGAAATTATACATCGATACTTCCTGCAATTGGAGTAGAACTTTTAGATGATGATCTTTTTGAAAGACAATTATTAGGAGCTGGATATAAGAATGAAGAAGTAACTCAAGATTTTATAGATGAAGTATCTGCAATTCAATTGAAAGATAGATTTAATAATGGTACGATAATGAGTAACACAGTTTTGAATAATATACAAGATGCTAAGACCGCAAAAGGTTCTGAAAAACTTTGGGCATCGTCTGATAGATATTTAGAAAGAATATCAATAAATATTTCTATATGGAGTGAACATATAGAGGTAACTAGAATATTATATATGATATTAAGAAGTATATTAAAAAGAGCTAAAAGAGATTTATCATCTAAAGGTATAAAAAATTTAATGATAAAAGGACAAAATGCTTTATATAATTATGAATTTGGAACTACATTATTTGGAAGTGAGTTTAATTTATCATTTATAAATTTACATAAAAATGTTGAAATAGATACTGATCTTGAAACTTTAAAAATTATTGAACATCATTTAGAAAATGAAAAAAGTGGGCCAAAATTAACTTCTATAGGTGGAGAAGGGCAGTATCCTGAAACATAAGGAGAAAATCATGGCGAAAAAGAAAACAAAAAAAATTGCAGAAGTTGATCAGGAGTTAAATTTAGAATCATTTATTGATTCAAATAATGAAGATAATGGAGTGAAAAATGGATTTAGAATATGGTATATTATTATTGAAAAGAAAAGCGCTTTAGAAAGATTTAAGATAGATTATTGGAAAAAACAAATGAAGAACTTTCTTAAACATAAAGTTTAAAAATTTACTATAGGAGGTAAATACAATGGGTGTAGAAGCCAAAAGATTTGATGGAAAAGATCTTTACAGGCCAGGATATTACGGAAAAAGAAATATATCTGGCTTAGATGTTGGTGCAGCAACAGGATCTAGATTATTACTTCTTGGTGAATGTAAGGCAGGAATTCCTTATAACGCTAGTACAGAATATCCAAATGTTGAAGATAGAATTAATTGGATATCTAATAGTGAGGAATTAAATAGAATATTAAGAGATGGCCCTGCTTATTATGGAGCTTTATTTGCACTTACACCTTCCAACCAGCCTGGAGTTAATGGAGCTCCTTCTGTTGGAGTTATAAGAGTAAATCAAGCTACAAAAAGTACATTGACAATTCAAGATGTAGATACTGATGATGTGCTAGATGTAAGTAGTAAAGATTATGGACTGTATACAAATCAAATAAGATTTAAACTTTCAGCAGGAACAAACAAAGGGAAGAAAATATCAGTGAAGTTTGAGAACAATACTGTTGAAGGAGATGATATTGCTTATGAATTATTTAGTGTACAGTATACCGGTACTGGAAGTGCTTGTGTATTAACGATCGATCCAACTGGAAATCTTAATGCTGTAACAGTTGGTGGAGCATCTGGAGATGATATTTCGATTGCAATAGCAACTTATGATACAATAGCAGAACTTGTAGCATATTTTAATGCATATCAAAATACAGGTGGAACAAATGTATATTCAGCAACTTTATTGGGAGATGGAACATTTGATTCTACAAAACTTGATAAAATAGTAGTTGGCGATGCTATTGATATTAAAACAGCTAAAACTATTTCTGCAATTCTTCAAGCATGTGAAGATTGGTTTAATGGAAGTTCTACTTATTTAATTGCAGATTTAGCAACAGCAGCAGAAAGAAGAGTACCCGCAAACATGACAGGATATGAATATATTGTTGGGGGTTCAGAAGGAGCAGCTGTTGTGACACAAGATTATACAGATTCTCTTAGCCAAATTGCTGCTTTAACTGATGCTTCTTTTGTTGGTGTAATGACAGGAAATGCAGCTATTCATGCAGTTCTTTCAACACATTTAACAGAACTTTCATCTTCTGTAGGAAGAAATGAAAGGCAAGGTTGTGTTGGAGGATTAAGTACTGATTCAAAATCTGTAAAAATAGCAGCAGCAGCTTCACTAAATAACTCTTTAGTTGGATTTTATGGAAGTGAAATAAAGAGATATGATAAAAATGGTGATTTACAAACATGGGCGGGTTTTTATGGAGCTTGTGAGATCATGGGAATGTCAGCAGGAAATGCAATTAATTTTGCACCTACAAATAAAATGATCAATGCAGTCGGAATAAAGACAATTCTTTCTTCTACTGATATTGACGATTACATTAAAGCTGGAATTATTGTATCGCAGCCAAGTCCTCTTGGAGGAATAAGAGTTATAAGGTCAGTGACAACTTATCAAGCATCGAACTTGATAGCAAATGAATGGAGTGCAATGAGAACGGCACTGTACATCACTAAAGATCATAGAGTTTTTGTTGAGAGCTTAGTAGGTGAGCCGGGAGATAACACTATTCTTGAAAGTATAAAGAATAGAGCAAAAACGAGATTAGATTTTTATGTAGAGCAAGGATGGCTAGTTGTTGACCCTGCTTTAGGAAATGCATACAGAAACTTCAAATTTTCTGTGACAGGAGATACTGTTGAGATAACTTATGAGGGTACATTAGTTGTACCAGTTAATTTCATCTTTGTAACACATAATTTTACTGTAGTTGGGTTTAAAAAATAAGGAAGGAGGTATAAAACAGTATGAAATCGACAAAATTATCCTTGCTTTTTCTCTTATTATTTAGTAAAATAAGAGGAGCAGAAGACCCAGATTTACCTGTTGTTGCCGGTTTGGATGCTATTGTAAAACTTGATGGAAAAGTTATTGGATGGGCTACAAATGTTTCATTTGATGAAGACTTTGAACTTCAAGGAATAAGAACATTAGGATTTCACGGCGATAGAGGGTATAAATCTCAGGGTTATAATTGTACAATAACAGTTGGGACGTTCGTTTTACAAGGCGATGTTTCTGATAGTCTTCCAGTACCAACTAGAAGAACAATTTTAACTTCAGGATTAGTTGACTTTGAGCTTATTGATTTAATTACTGGTGGAACACTTTACATATTAAGACAATGTAAATGTGCTACTTCTGGAGTTAATCTTGATAGTGGAAGTCTATCAACGAAGAATACAACATGGCGTTGTAGAGAAGTATTGCCACAAGAAGGAAATGTTTCATAATTCGAATGTATGAATGAAATGAAGGAGGAACGTTATGAACGAAGACGAAAAAAATTCAAGTTTAGAAGTAACTGAAGAAGAGAGAACATTCACGAAGAATTTTGATAAAAGGGGGAGGTTTTCAATTTTGATGCCTCTCCCATATCAAAAGGCTAATATCATTTCTTCAACATCTAGAGCATTAGGTGGAGCAAGCCTTGATAGTATAAAGGCGGAAGAATATGAATATATAAGGATGATAATAACTCTCAATTTTGTTTTAAATGATACACCCAAATGGTGGAAAGGTGCAGATAACTGTGCTGATGAAGAGTTTTTATTTAAATTATGGGAATTCTTTTTAGATTCTGAGAAAAAATTTCAAGATTTATTAAAAAAAAAATAGAGATATCAGAATTTAAAGACCCATTAACGTTCATTGATTTTTGGATATTAAGTAAGTTCAATATTTTGCCTACTGATATAAAGTTTCAATCTTTATATTTAGAGCAGAAAATTGCGTTATTTGAAGGTGTTAATAATTTACCAGATCATAAAGAGATCTCTAAGCACCTTAAAATAACAAAAGCTCTTGATAGAATAAAGAAAAAGAAACCGAATGAATTAGTATCTTTAGGTTTAATAAAGAATATGAGAAATGCATTCAAACAACAAGGAATGCAAGATGAAGAAATCGAAAGAAGAATCAAGGAGCATTGTGAAAGAATGAAAAAGCTTGAAATTAAAAGTTTGGAGAAATCGTTAAATGGCTGATGAACTAAAATTTAAAATTGGAGCCGTTGATGACACTAAAAAGGCATTTGAATCTGCTAAAAAGAGAGCAGGGGAAATGCTTGAAAAATACAAGGATCTAGCTAAAGCTGGATTAACTCCATCTGGTGAACATAAATCTCTTAAGAAAATGGAGAATCAATTTAAGAAAATAGTTGATCAGATGAAAAACGCTGGAAAAGAATCTCAAAAAATGTTTAGAAGGCCTTCCGGAACTGCTGGAAGAGGTGCAGGATTAGAAGGACAAATATCTGGAGCAGAAGCGTTAACGACTGGTAGAGAAGATGTATTTCTTGCATCTAAAATAGGTGATCTAGGAAAAGCATTAAAAGCAAGTTCTAATACGTTTAAAGAGAATATGCAATCTTCATCTAAAGAAATGGAAAAAATAAAATCTGGAGCTAAAGATTTAGGTGGAATATTTAAGAGAATTGGAATAGGTGGTGGTGGAGCGGGAACTGGAGCAGGGATTGGAGGCAGAACTCCAATAGACGTAACTAATGAGCAAGCATCAGCGCTTCAAGAAGCAGGCAAAACATTACCCGCTGTGGGTATAGCATTAGCAGCTGTTGCGGGTCTTTATAAAGTTATGTCAGCAATGTCAAATGCATTTAGACAAAGAGCTGGAGCTCAAATGACAGGTATTCAAACTTTAGGATATGCAGGTGGGGGAAAAGGCGGATTCTACGAAGGTGATCCATTATTGGGAATTCAGGGCGCAGAAAAAGTTAATTTAATGGCTGCGTATGCAAGACAAACAATGGGAAGAACTGGAGAACAATTTGGCCCTGCAGGTTCTAGAGTTGATAAAATGATGAGAGCAATGGCGACTTATGGATTGTCTGCAGGTCAAGTTGGAGGGTATGCAGGAACTTTTGACAGATTTAGAAAACAAGAAGAAATAAAAAATAACACAATGATGATGTCATTAGGAGCTGCTGAAGAAGTAGGAATGGGAGGAGCAAGAACTGTAGAGTTTTTAGATAATGTGAAAAGTGCATTAAGTGATGCAGTATATTCGGGAACTAAAAGATCAAATAAAGATATTATAACTTCATTGATGGCTTTTTCAAGTAATTCAGATGAAAGAATAAAAGCTTTAGCTCCTCAAATAATGAGTGCATCTACAACTCTTTTTGGTAGAGCGGCAATGATGGAAGGAGGAGCGGCAGAATCTTTTGCAATGCAATCTGTATGGAATAAAATGAAAAGAGAAAAACAAGGCCCAGTTTCATTTTTTGATGTACAGAAACAAATGGTAAGAAATCCATTATATGGTACAAAATCAATGGTTGAAGAAGCTGAAAAACTTTTTCCAGGAAATAAAGATCTTGCTGCTCTTTGGTTGCAGAAATCAGGAGCATTTGGTAGAGTTCAAGATGTAGACGTCATGAAAAGTATAATGGAATCTGTTAAGACATTCGATGCTTCAAAAAGTGGTAAAATGACGCCAGAAGCTTTAGCAGCTAAAGGAGAAGGTGTTGTAGAATCTCGTCTTGAAAAACTTACTGGAGCAATAGAACTTACAAAAGCACAAGATGTAAGAGATTCAAATATCGCATTGATTGGCGTTAATGAAACTATGGTAAAAACAACTCAAGAATTAAAGACTTCTATACAAAATTTAATTAAAAGTCTTGATAGATATAGAGAAATGACACCAAAGCAACAAGTTCAAGCAGATTTAACAAACCCAATTAATCAATGGAGAATGATTTTCAGCCCTACTTATAGGAGTAGTTTAAAAAAGAAATTGACGGGAAATAGAGCACAATGACAAAAGCAAATTATTCAGCACCATATATTGAAGTAACTTTTACGTCAGTCAAAGGAGATAAGTTTTCTGTTAATAGCGGAGAATTTGGAGGAGATATAATCTCATTAAGAACTCAAAAAAATTTAGGAGTTTCAGCTGGAGGATTTTCAATACAATTAGTTGGAAGGCAAAGATATAAAGATTTTTTTAAACTAAATGTTAAAGAAGATGTTCATGCTTTCGATATATTTAGGCCTATGGGATTAGTAGATATTTATATAAATGGTAAAGAACAAATGCTTGGAATAATTGATAGTGTTTCAAAATCAGAATCTTTTAGAGGAGATAAGCCTTCAAGAATCGTTACTATAATGGGAAGAGATATGACAGCATTATTATTAGAACATAAAGTATGGTACGATAATAAATTGTCTAAAGGAAGATTATATAATTATGCTATGATGGGTGGAGCTCTTGCATTCGGTTTGATTGGAGGTGAAAGTCCAGCAAGATTAATAATGCAAATATATAATACTTGGATGGTTAAAGTAATGAATCAAATCCAACCTGATGTTGTAAATAGTAAGTTTGGATTTGTAGACGGAGATGAGATTCAGGATAAATTGATTGGAATAACAGAAAGTGATGGATTTTTTAATGTATTAGCAGATTCAGATGTTATGTATTATAATGAAAAAGGAAAGAGGCAGATAGTAAAAAAAGGAGATATATTAAGCACTGTAAAAGGATCTGGAGCTCTTTCTGAAATAACTTATGGAAACTATTATCCTATGCAATTTTCTGTATGGAATTATCAAGGTGATCTAATGAATTTCATTAAGCAATTCGCTTCGTATCCTTTTAATGAATTATATGTAGAAACAGGAGATACAGAAGTTGTAATAGGAAATTTAAGAGAATTCTCTGGAACAATATGGACAGAGGCTAATAGCTTTTATGATGCGAATGCAAATGATGGAAAAGGAGAGAATATACAACTTTCAAGTACATCTACTTTAAAAAAAGGAAAGAGAACAAAAAAGCTTTTAAAAGGAAAAGCTTATATTGTTTTAAGGCCTACTCCTTATGATGATGATTCTGTTGAAAGTAATATATTTACAGGAATGGAAAGTTTATTGATGATGAAAGATCTTAATAAATATGTAGTTTATGATTCTTTAATTGTTGAAAAGAACTTAATGATTGGACGGAATAACAAGCCTACATTTTATTCAGTTACTCCTAGCAATGGATTAATAACTGGAGATTGTGCAAAAATAGTTGCGAATGCAGAATATGATGAAAATGCTTTAAGAAGATATGGCTATAACTCATTAGAGGCTAAATTAGATGCAATGGATATTGGCAGTAAAAGTTATAAACACGGAGGAATTATCAGCACTTGTAATGTTTTTCAAAAGAAATTAAGAAGCTGGTATCAAAATTCAGATAGATATCTTTCTGGAACAATGACGATTCAAGGGAATGAAAAAATAAGAGTTGGGAATGTATTATCTTATGAAAGAGAATCTGGGCAGATTGATGATGATTATGAAGAAGGAAAATATTATATAACTGGGATCATACAAAATTATGTTTATGGCGGAATATTTGAGTCAACATTAACTTTAGAGAGAGGAGTCTCAAGTAAAATTTTAAAGAAGGGTGAGAATTAATGCCAAATGATTTTATAGAAATAGATAATGAATTTCCAGATAAAGAAGCTTATGAGTTATTTTTAGGTAGAGTTGTGAGAAGCAAACAGCAAATAGGAGAAGATACTGATAAAAAAAGACTTGTGGTTGATATAGAACTTGGAGTTGGAGGGTATCTAAACAATGTACCTTATTATGGAGGCGGAATAGACTTAGAAACTGAATATCCTCATGGATTATTTATACCTCCTAGGGAAAATCAATTGATAGGAATTTTATTTCTAAGAGGGAATTCTGAAAATCCCGTAGGATGTTTTCCATTGCCACATCCTTCATGGGAAGTTGAAGAGAAGGACGATTATAAATATAATGAAATTTTAGAAGATCTTGAAGACATTGCATTATTCCATTTTTCTGGAACAAGAGTATTATTGAAGAAAGATGGTAAGGTTGAAATAGGGAAAAAAGATGGATCGACGTATCGTAGATTAGAAATAGATTTTCAAACAGGAAAGATTGTTATAGATACTCCTAATAACGAAAGTATAGAATTTGGAGAGAACATAGCAAAACAATTAGTAAATAATTTGCCTAATTGTATTTATTCAGGCGCACAACATACAATAGGAAATACTAAAGTAAAAGTATAGGAGAATATTATGAAACAACCTTTTTTAAATGATGATGGATTTTTCAAATCAAACGCAGTCACTGAAGGTGGTGATTTAATGAAAGCTAAGTACGTCAAACGTACTGGTGTTAAAGGTAACTATAAATACTGGTACAAAGATACAAAGACAGGAAAACTAGTATCTGATAAACAATCAAAAGATAAGAAAGAAAAAGGAGAAAGATTGAATAAATTAAAATCAAAAGGATGGGATTTTAATACAACTAGTAAAGTAGTCGGAATGGCAGATCCTACATCTGTTACTACTACTACATTAAAAAAAGATAATATTAAAATAATTGTAGAAGAATTTCAAGGAATAGAAAAAATTAAAATAAATGGAAAAGATTTTGGAACTTTTTCTACAATAGGTTTTAGCTCTGAAAAATCAAAAGATGAAATAAAAAAAATAAATACTATATTGAATAAATATGGTATAAATTATAACGATTTAAAAGAAATATATGATTTTGAAGAAGATCAATATTAATAAATATTAGGAGAAAAAAATGCCATTAGTTGGAGATGATTTAGCAACAGCAGTTCAAAATGCAATTGATGCTTTAAGTGAAGCGGACAAACGAGATATGACAAAAGTAAGAAAAGCTGAAATGAATGCTATTGTAAATTATATAGTAGCTAATGCAGAAGTTTCTACAACTGTTACAGGGACGCTTCCAAACGGGCCGGTGGCAGCATCGGGTACTGGAGGAATATCATAGATGGATAAAGAATTTATTACTATAATGGTTTTATCTATTATTGGATTTGCAATATTTATATTTATAACTTCATATTTATTTAAAGACGCTATTATAGGAAAAGATAAAGATAAAAAAGAAGAGGAGGGCGACAATGAGTCTTTTAAAGCTCCTTGGTAACGAATACACTCCAACTGCAGCTTTTTCATTTGAATTCTTTGAGAGAACATCTTCTGGAGCTATAGGTTCAAAGTTAGGTGAAGAGATTTTCTTTTTACTTCCTCCTGAAGAATACAGTATGTCAGAAGGATATAAAGTGACTGTAACGAAAACATCAGGTGGTGGTTGGGTAGATGATTTCGGAAACGATTTTAAAACATTAAGATTATCTGGAAGTCTGCATAGTTATTATTCTGGATACCCGGTAAGTAAACCGAATATAGAATCAGGAGCTTTATCGAGTGCTAAAGATTTTGTAAAGAAAACAGGCGAGGGAATTATACAACAAGGAAAAAGACTAGGAAATAGTCTTCTAAATACTGTTGGGATAAATATTCCGGGTCTTGCAGGTTTAAGCGGATTAGATGAGTTTTTTAAATTGAGATGGATAGTTTCAAGATTAAGAGATGTTTACATTGGAGATCAAGGTCAACAAATTTTTTCAAAAGCACCAAATGATATATCAGATCTAAATACAATTCTTAGTTTAGAAGGTGGGAATGCATTATACGATAAATTAGTAATTGTATATCATGATTATGATGATAATAATCATTATGAAGTTATTTTTACTAACTTCACTATGAATAGGACGAAAGATGATCCTTTTACAATCAATTATACTATCGAAATGACTTGTATGAGGGAATTTAAAAATATCTATTTAGGTTTGGGAAAAGTTACTAAAAAAGAAAGTCCTTTTGAAATAATAGATGATTTTAGAAATACGTATAATACATTGTTAAATACATTTGAAGAGATAACTAATATTCCGAACCAAATTGTAAGCTATTTTACTGCATTGAAAACAGCAGCAAATAATTTATATAATGATCTTGTTTTATTTGGAGATAATGTATCTGCAAACTGGAATAATTTTGTTTCTAAAATAAATGGTGTAGAAGAAAAGAATGATGATTTTGAAGAAAGACTTTTTACTTCAACTTCAGGATTACCTATTACAGACTTAGAAAATGAAACAGCACAGCTTGATGAAGATCTTTTAAATATACAAGATGCATTAGAGCAGAATAAAATAAAATTGAATGAAATGAAGGGAACTGAAAAATATTATGGAATATCAGAACAAGAAAAAATATATAATGTAGATGATAAAACTTTAGAAGATACAGATTTTCTGTCTGATCAAATTCAAAAGCAAGAAAATGCTTTTATAAGTAGAAACAGAGTTTATTATGAAGTCCAACAAGGAGATACATTACCAAAATTAGGAAATAAATTCTATGGAGATTATACTAAAGGGAATATAATAGGTGAAGCTAATGATCTAAAAAATTCTGATTTTGAAAATGAAGTTTTATTAGGAAGAAATATAATTATTCCATTAGATTATAAGTCTCCATCTAAATTACTTGATAATAATTTAGTATATTATAAAAAATTAAAACAAGCTACTCCTAAAGAGAGGCAATTACAAATATTAGGAAACGATTTTGATTTAAACAACAATAGAGAAATTGTTGTAGATGGAACTGGAGATTTGGGATTAGTATATGGAGAAAATTGTTATTTAGAAAATATAGAGGATAGATGCAAATATTCTAGAGGAACACTTAATCCGATTCATCCAAATTGGGGAATAATGTTAGAAATAGGGAATGCTCCTTCGAGTGTTGCAATACAAAGAATATTTGAAAATATAGAAACACAAGCATTAAGCGACCCCAGAACAAAACAAGCTTTTGTAAGTAAAGAAGAAGCCGATTTGACTGGAGATACATTAAGGATCCCATTACATTTAAAACCATATTCTGGTAAAGAAGAAGTAATTGATGTGGGAGATGTAATTGCGGGTCTTTTAATATAAAGGAGAAATAATATGGCTGAAATATATAAACCAAAAACTTTTCTTCAGATACTAGATGCTATGAAGAGATATTTAGTTGGAGCTAGTTCTACATTGAATAATTTTAATGAAGGATCAAGATTATTAGTTCTACTAGAAGCTATTTCTCTAATAACATCTCAAACACATAATGATTTCTATCAAGGTTTAAAATTAGCAATTCCAACATCAGTTTATAATGCTTTTGATTTTGAACGAAAACCAGGGAATCAATCCTCGGGTTCTTTAGAATTCACCAGAGTCACTCCGGCGAGTCAAACATATACTATACCAATAGGGACTGCAGTGATATTAAATGGTATACGATTTGAAACAATTGCAGCAGGAAGTATTCTAATAGGCAATACATCAAGTGGAAATATAAATGCGCAATGTACTCAAACAGGAGTTGATGGAAATATTTCAATTGGAGCAATAAATACTTTAATAGGGCAAGGTAGTTTTGCAAATCAACCAGATGGAGTCGAAGCGTGTAATAACGCAACAGTCTTTGCAGGAGGAACTGCTGAAGAATCAGATGAAGATAGAATAGAAAGATTCCGATTATATGTAAGTTCATTAGCGAGAGCCACTGTTAATGGATTAATTGCTGGAGCTCTTTCAGTATCAGGTATTGTGTCTGCATCAGCAGTAGAGCATTCACCTACTCCGGGGTGGGTAACGATATATGCAGATGATGGGACTGGAACAATATCAACAGTATTAAAAGAAGAAATTGAGAAAGTAATTAATGGAGATCCAAATGATGAAGCAAATTATCCGGGATACAGAGCTGCAGGAATAAAAGTAAGAGTAGTAGCTCCAATTGTTGAGACTATTAATGCGACTGTAGAAATAAAAATATTAATTGATAGTCTTGCTGATGATTCAGCTTTAGAAATCGCAGCACAAAATGCTTTAGAAACTTATATTAATACATTAAGATTAGGACAAGATGTTGTTGTGACTGAAATAATTAAAGTAATAAAATTAGCAGATGAAGAAATTTATGATGTTGATGTAACTTTACCTGCAGCTAATGTAATTATAACAGATGAAAAAGTTGCAAAGACGGGAACTGTAATCGTAACAAGTTCAAGAGTAACGGAGTAAAAAGTGTCAGATAGAGCGATTGAATTATTAAATGATCTATTAAAAATATATAATAGAGAATCTGGAGAATATTTAAATCTTGTAGGAGACAGTAGTCTTGTAACTCCTTCGTTTTCTACTGAAGTTAAAATAAATAATATCAATACTGGAGCAATAAGTAATCCATTAGAATATTCAAGAAGGCTTTTTAGTTTCTTGATTAATCAATTAGATTTAAGAAATACAGTAGATAGTTGGTTGGATTATATGGGTGGAGTAATATATAATGTTATAAGATTTTCTGGAGAAAGTGATACAGATTATAGAAACAGGATCTTTACTAATACGACAACAGTAAAATGTTCTCCTATAGGGATAAAAATTCCTTTAGATGATTATGCTGATAATGTACAAATAATAGAAGGAGGAATGGATGGTGCTTTTGCTGATGTTTCATTTGCAGATAGTGATAGAGAATTCAATATACCTGGAGTTTGGGTAGTAAAATCAGCAATAACTATGGAAGAGAATGGAAGTCCGTTTTTTATAATTATAATTATGGAGAATGTAGACCCGGGAGATTATGTGACAATATTAAATTTAATAAATGCTTATAGGGCATGCGGTATTTTATTTACAGTTATAATCGTTTAAAGGAGGGAGAAAGATAGATGAAAGATTTTATATTTTTAAAACATAACGAATTTCAAAGAATTGCTGCTAATAGAACTCTAACTCGAATTGGAGATCTTGCTAGAGATAATTTAAGCTCATTAGTTTCTGGTTTAATATCTGAAGAAAATGCAGTATTTAGAGGTGGAAATTTTGAAAACCCTTCTGGATGGACGTTTGAGTTAGAAGCAAGCGGATTTTTTATTCAGAAAAAAGATACTGAGCAAGTTTATTGTATAGCACAACAAGATAAAAAAGTGATTACAGTAGATGCTGCACATGCAACGCTTGATAGATATGATCTTATTGAAGCAAGATATAGCGTCACAGATGAAAATGCGTCAACAGTAGATATAATAGATCCTTCTACTGGAACGTTGACTCAACAATCTAAAAATATAGATAGAAGGATAGAACTAGAAGTTCAAGTTACAAAAGGAACTGCGGGTGCAGGAGTCGCACCGTCATTAACAGGAGGAGATGCTGCAACGATAACAGGAATTCCAGTAATAACAACAGTTGATTTATCAACAAATTATAATTTAAAATTTGATATAGATGAAAGTGGAAGTCCTGTAACGATAGATTGTAGAGGAGGAACGCCATCGGCAACAACAATAGCAGAAGTTATAGCTCTTATTAATGCAGCAGGATTTGGAGTAATAGCAACAAATGATGGATCAGATCACTTAGTTATAACGTCAACAACGGTTGGCGGCGATTCACATGTAACGTTCTACCCCTCAACAGCTGACGATGCATTGAATGATCTATTGGGATTAACGATAATACCCAACTACGAATACGATTACGTAGGAGGCGTCGCTTTCTTTAAATTAGGAGAAATAAGAACACAAGGAGGTTCTGCAAATTTAGTTTCAGCTGATTTAAGAGATGTAGACGATAGAGGAAGTTGGACCGCTGATGTAAACAACATAATAAGACTTGAAGATCTAAGAACATTTCAATTAAATGCTGGAAATTTAAGATTAACAGCGCAAGCGGTTGATGTAGGTGCTTCAGTTAAAGATCCTGTATATTATAATAATAGTACTGGTAAATGGGAAAACGCGTCATTTGCAAATCCTCCAAGTGCAATGTATACAGATTCAAGCTCAAATGAAGTGACATTAAGAGGATGGAAGTCGGGACTTTCTGGTTTTATTGCTAATACATGGTATTATATGGATAGTTCTGGAAATTTAACAACAAGTAGAACAAAAATTCAAATTGGATATGCTGCATCTACAACAGATTTTATTGTTGATATACAAATAGATAATGAAGATGATGCAATATATTTCGGATATTTTTACAGTTAAAAGGAGGTAAGAAATGTCAGTTGAAGCAAAAGTTTATCAATTAGATTCAACGACTCCTGGTGCTGGAGTTGATGAAGATGTATTTCAAGTTGGAGCAAATAAGGAATTTCAGTTTAAGTTAATAATTTCTAATAGGTCGACTACTCCAGCAATGGTACGGATTTATTTGAGTACGGCTGGAAAAGCAGGATTATTAGCTAAAGAGAATATTGCGTATGATGTTCAAATAGATCAGGATAATCCGAAAACTTATGAAGATCTTATTTTAAATTCAACAATAAGCTATTTGACAGTAAGAGCTTCAACAGTAAATGTTTCGTTTAATGCTGTTGGATTAGAAAGAGATGTATAGGAGGAAATAAAATGAAAGAATGGTTAAGTCCAGGAAAATCAAAATCAATATATTTTACAACTAGTGGCAATTTTATTGTACCAGCAGGTGTATCGCTAGTATGGGTTACTATATGGGGGGGTGGCGGCGGTGGTGCAGATAATGATGTGTCCGCAGAAGGAGGAGGCTCAGGGATGGCGATTGTCAGAGAATCAGTAACAGTAACTCCAGGAGAAACTATAGCTGTTGTAGTTGGTGCAGGCGGTGCTGGTAGCTCTTCTGGTGGGCCGAGTGCAGGTAATGATAGTACTTTTGGTTCCTATATAACTGCTGATGGAGCGCAGGCTGGTGGTATTGGTGGCGGAAGATTAGGTGGTGCGCTTGACACTGAAGGAGACAATATTAATAATATAGTATTTGGTTCTGGTGGTGGTTCTGAAGGAAATGATGGTGCTGGGATGCATTTATATAATGGTGGCGCCCTTACTGTCAATTCTGGTGGTGGTGCTGCTGGATTTAATGGTGACGGGGCTGATGGCAGTGAAACTTCACCCGCAAATGATGCTGATGCTAATAGTGGAGCTGGCGGTGGTGGTGTGAACCAAAATGCTGCTGGTGGCGATGGTGGTTCTGGTGGATGTATTATAGAATTTATAAGATAAGGAGAAAATTATGATAATAGCTTTAATAAATAATGGAATTGTTGAAAATGTAATTATATCAGATTCTTTAGAATTTGCTGAAAGTCTTGGTTATGATAATATTGTGGATATAACTAATGAAGATCCACAACCAAGTAAAAGATGGACGTATGACGGTCAGAATTTTACTTCACCCGAAAATGAAGTTTTAATTAACAAACCATTGACAAAATGGGCGTTTAGAAAATTATTCACTATTATTGAAAGAGCCTCAATTATAACAAAATCAAAAACGGATGATATCGCAGAAACTATAATTCAAGATTTCAATTCAGTTCTTGAAGTAGATTTAAGTGATGCAGACGTTGAAGGTTCTTTAGATTATCTTATTTCTGTTGGCGTTTTGATTGCTAAAAGGAAATTACAGATTTTAGCAAAAGAAAATCCAAACACATTTATAACAAATTATTCAACTAATAAATTAACATTAGATAATATTATAGCAGAAAATACAAAAGTAGAAGTATTTAGCGATGATACTCTTCCTGCTGGGTTGAGTGAAGATACTGACTATTATATTATAAATGTTTCTGAAAATGAATGTAAGTTAAGCACTTCACAAGGTGGCAGTGCTGTTTCTATTAGTGATAATGGAGCTGGGAACCATTATATAAGAATAAATGAATAATACAATTTATATCTTGGAGTAAAACAATGAGTAATGGTAATAAAATTGATGGAAAAGATGTTGGTAATGCTATTGATTATGTTTTAAAAGCTAACTTTGAAGATGTCCGGAAAAAACAGAAAGAGCATGAAGATAAAATTGATGCAATCAACAGCACACTTAATCGACATGATACTGCCATTAAACTAAATAGACAGTCAATTGATAATATGAAAGAAACAATTAAAGGCTATTTTACTGTTGCTGTTATTATATTGTCTGCAATAACTTTAATTGTTAATATTGTTATAGCAATGGTAAACAAATAGTAGGGAGGGTTTATTATGAAAATATCATTTAGTAATTTATGGGACGATTACAAATTAAAAGTATTATACAATTTTATCAATATTAGATTAAAGTGGCTGTATCGTATTGAGCTTATAATATGTTTATTTGGTGTCAACTTTATTTCTTTTAGTTATTTTGTTGAAAAGAAAAAAGACAAAAAATCAACTAAGAAGATAAATTTTTCTATTTTAAATTTTATGTTAACATTAGTTTTTTAATGAGGCATACATATGAAAAAAATAGAAGCACCACAAGATAAAATATTTGGTAAAAGAAAATGGATATATGGGTTTGTTT